GTCCCACTGGGATATACCTACGTTGAAACGCTGGTATATTGTATCCCCCTTGTATAACACGAGAACGTCCTGCGACACGTGGCTCCCGGCAACGGAAAGCCAATGAAGAAGGGCGGGTGAGCCATTTGGTTCATGAATCTTCCGAACTGCGCGTAATGCCTTAAAAACATAACGCTGGGAACGGAGTGACCAAATGACTTTCGCACGAGAAATAGGCGTTTCAAGCCCACTATCGTAGCCATACCCTGGAGGCACGACGCAAAACCGAGAGGCGAACTTTCGTCCACGTCGGAATATACGTTTTGCACCCTTCGGGTAACTATGGCCCATACGGCGAATCCACTCATTATACGAGTTCATCAACCAGTAGAACCGGTCTTCGGACTCGATTTTGCTCTTAACGTTAAAAGGAGACACATCAACACCATAAAAGTAGTGTTTACCACAACTCTCACGGAACGGACCTTTTACGAACGTCTTCTCCTTGTTGGTTTCAAAACCACAATAGGATAGTAGCTCGATGAGGGGATCCGCCACCGACGCATGGATGACGATATCGTCACCATATATTGCCAGTCGTTGATCTTCCGTCGCATGGGTCATCAACACACTCTTGCTCAGAGCCCAAAATATCAGGGACTCGAGTTCGAACGTGAATCCGTTACCCATACTCGACACTTTTTCAAGCTTGACCGCCACGCCATTTAACATGGTGTAGTGTGATCGTGCGAGAAAGATGGCCTCGTACCAGTCGCCTGGTAGGAGTTCTTCAACCAACCTTAAGGAGATGCTATCACTAGCACTTTTCAGATCAATCGTTGCAAGACTACCTGTTGAGGATCCAATACGTGCCAGACGTTGGTTTTTCGTCTGATCATCGAGATCGACACCTACACGACGCAGTTTCCTGCGCATGACGGTGCCAATCCCGCGCTGAATGCGCATATTGAGATCTGGTTCGATACAAATGAACCGATCAGTCTTCCATGTCTTTGGAACAGTGTCAGCACGGCTGCCAAGCACGCGGCGAACCCACGATTGTGGGCGATCGCAGCGATCCTCAAAATAACGCTTCCATAACGGAGTACGCGAGATATCAAGGATTGCCAGGTCAGCTGCACCAGGTGTGACTTCAGGTTGACCCTGAAATTTATAGAACGGAGCGCCACTTTTACGCGGAAGCCTCGTAGAGGCCCCAGCACTGAAGCAGAAGTGCTCGCTAGCATCATTCCATGTGAACGGCCCCAGCAGTTTCCTGATCAAGTCCTTAGCTAAGAAGATCTTAGCTTCCAAGGATGTGGTAGTTATGCCACGATCGAAAACGTACGGGTTATGCCCATAGGTATTGATGAGCTTGCATGATGCCTCGCTCTCTAAAAACGATGTAACTGCCGCGGCTTGTTTGTCAACGCCTAGGTCCAAAAAATCAGACTTTCGAAGGAGATTATAAGCAAGGTAGTCCCCAGCGAACGCGTGAGCGTCCGTGTAACTAGAGGGATTCGGCAGGGCGACTTCTAATGCGTCACGAAGTAAACCCAGTTTGAGTTTACCCCGTATGACATTAGAGTAATCGCTATTGATATCATCAAGTATATCGATGATAGCAGCCATCGTAAAGCTGTCACTGTACTCGGTAATCGTAGTACACATCTTGGATTTACTCCATTGACGAAAATCGGTGGATCAGCGAAGGCGGATTTAAAAGATCCCGTCGCCGTCATCGATGACAGCTGCAATCGTTGCATTGAGCAACAAATTGCTAGATAGAACACGAGTGTTCTTACGTTTCTGCTTGGTGCCTTTAGGCGACAGCACGAAATCCATAGAGACAAGCTCTTGCAATTCGACTGCGGTGACGCCTGACACGGTAACTTCGGTAGGGAGAACGACTTTAATGTTCACCTTCCCGGCGACCGTGGCCGTAGCCTCACGCCGAGTAACAACAATGTATTCGCGACCGGCAAGAGTCAAGCCGGGACCGTAGTAGGTGGCGATAAGATCGCTAACTTTCGACGGAACAAATACATGCGCTACTGGAGTGGATTCGCCATCATTGATGGAGATATTAGCTGCTTGTGGCATAATAGCCTCGTTTTCATTGGGGTTTAAGTTGACGTAAGAGTGCGACAGACGTAACTGCCTTGAACACATCAAACGGGTTCTTGATATAAGCAGGGAAAGGTAATGGACTAGAAGCCCAAACCGTTCGACGCATATCAAAAGATTCCACGGGGAGCCAATGGATGTCACCTGCCGGCTTTCGCTGGTATGTAACACTTATAGCAGTCCGTGTCGATTTTGCCTTTTTGAAGCGGGTATAACTCCCACCTTTATAAGACAAACCAATTGTAGCATCCCAAGCCGCTAGGAAATCACCGATCGGTATAACCCAATCAATGAGGTAGCTACTCGGAAGTACGGCCCAAGGGGTTGATAATCCCACTAAGCCATACTGGGCGAGACCACGCAAATACGAGGTTTGAAGCTCGTAATATACAGAAGCCTTGTACTCGTCAACGAACTCAGTTTTTGTACTGTGTTCGCAGTCGATAGACCCATACCCATCGTTCAGCGTCCACCACGATTTTGATTTCGTGGTTGAAACAGACACCTCGCGAAGCTTCGTGCGAGCCATAATGATAGGAGGTTCCCCACCATCGAACGCACCGGATAGGTAAAGCGCCGAATTGGCGATATCCTGAACAACAGGAGCCCATCCAAAATGATAACTCAACCAGCCCGAGGACTCGGACGCACCGGACTTCACCTTCACAGGTGTTACTCCTAGTGCTTTCGCTACACCTCGCCAATCTCGGCGGGATGCAGCAAAAAGACCCCTGGCTAAAACTTTAGCTGAGTCACCGATCATATCGATACTCTTCTGCATTTCGACGAAAGTTTCGCCGGCAGCCCATTTCTGGTCACCGACAGCACGTAACATATTCACTATGGCACGCGTTTCGTCAGCAGAACTGATCAGTGTCTTCCGAGATTCTGGAGAGAGCAAACCGCCCGCTCCATCACCTCTTACGGAAGTACCGTTCAAAGAGAACTCGATAGGGTCGCCTCTAAAGGGCATAAACACCCCGTTCGTAAGCAACAAAGCACTGCTCTGGTTAAAACCAGATGCAGAATACGCCAATGGAGGACGAAAGCCCTCAGACATTGCACTGCGTTTAATATCATCCCGGGTCATAGACTCAGATCGATATTCATACGCTTCCGAAACGACGGAGTCGTTCGGCAAACCACCAGAGAGATTTTTCCTCCGGCGGGTGAGCAGTGTTGGCGTTACAACGTTAGATACACGGGCCATAATTGTGGCCTCCTCGGCCAATGCTGAGGTTGTGTAAGTGTGCAAATAGCATGCAACCACGCGTAGTGATACGCATGGGACCCTTCAAT